TTAAATGTTAACTCCTCGATTTGGCGACTAGGCCGTCGTCAAGGATTGCCTGTAGGCGGGCTTTCAACCGCTCAAGTCCTTTGAGCGTGTGAAACATGTCAGAGCGTCCGCTATAGTCAGTATGGGCCGACATACGCCACTCTTCAAAAATATCTCTTTCCACTGCGTCGAATGCCTCCTTGAGAATGTCATCCTCAAGAAGGCGCTTCGCGTGGTTAGCTTTTGTTATAGGGTCCATTAAATCAACGGCTCGTATCTAGGGTTAGTTACCATCGCGGGCTGTGCTTGCGGCGCGGTCATAATGGGTGGCGCTTGGGTAGGCGCAGCACCCGTAGAGAGAAGGCCGTATCCGGGTTGGAAGAACATAGCTTCTGGGCCGAAACCATACCGCTCATAATCTGTGATGTTCGGAGTGGCCCGCATATCTCGGCCTGCGCCGATACCTACGCCTGTGCCAAACGGGGAGACATAGGGCGCTCCCGCGCCTGCGCCGTCGCCACCGGCCAAAAGATTTTGCAGAAGATCAGCGCCGACGCTGCCAATCGACAGAAGTTGAGGTACGCTTAGACCAGTGCCGAGAACGTCGTTAAACTTAAACTTATTTTCCGATGGTGGAGTACCGGCCGTCTGCGCTGCGGTAAGCGCACCACCCGTTATCGCAGGTATCGCAGTCTCAAAGCCCGGTATCGGAAGAGGTGCGGCCGTTGCCTGTGGTATGTTTCCTGTCACCACGATTTCTTCTGGCTGTGTTGGTGCGGATTGCTCCGTTGGTGCGGGCTGCTCCATTGGTGCGGGCGCCGGTGCGCTGATAAGCGACGGAACTGTCGATCCTACCACACTACCAACTGTTGAGCCAAGAAGGCTAGGCGCTGCATTTACGATGATGTCGCCAGCCGTGGCCCCAAGAGTGCTGCCGACACCAGCAGGGATTGACGCGCTTGGAAGGCTGCCAAAGTTAAGACCTTTGAGCGCATTTGGCACTAAGTCTGCGTTGACGCCGCCTGTTGGTGCTGACGCTCCGGGCGATGCTGGGCCAAACACTTGGCCTCCAAGATAAGCCGAGCCTGCGGCGATAGCCGCCCGCTTCAACGCATCCTCAAGACCACGACCTTGTGCCGCACTTGAGGCGGCAGAGCCAAGAGCCGCGCCCGCAACTGGGCCGATAACTGGAATGAAGGACGCGGCAAACGGAAGAACATAGTCGGCTAAGAAACCAAGACCGCTTTGCGATGGGGCGGCGCGGGCAACGTCAATGTAACGGGTTGGGCCGACGCTACCATCAGGATTTATCGTGCGTTCGCCAGTTTGTATTTTAAAGTTAGCGTTTCCACCAAGTTCATCGCTAAGGCTCTGGGCTGCGGCGACCGCTCGGTTCGCGCCTTCAACGCCAGAACCGCTGAAAATAACATTACCCGCAGCGTCCACAAGGCGAACCTCTTGGCCCTCGCCCACATTAAACGTGTTGCCAGTTCCAAATGCAAGCGACTTTTTGCCAGCGTATGGGCCGACAACAGATTGTCCGAGTGGTCCTTGAAGCGCGGCTCTTGCGCTAGGGGCTTCACCTGCTGGCATTACATCATTCCTTCTGGTGGCATTTCAGGTTGCATCTGCGCTTGCTGAACCGCTTGCGCCATCTGTGCATTCTGCGCGGCTTGTGCAGCTTGCACCGCCGCACGATCCATCTCGCCCTGCTGGCGCAGGAACTCACGGTCGCGCTGCATCAACGCTTCGATGTTGGCCGTGTTGACCTGCGTGCCATACTTGGCTTCAATCTCAGCAGCCTTAATCATCAGATCGGCGTCGAGTTTGTCGCGCTCACGGTCGTCCTTGCGCAGCATCTCTTCGCGCTGCAACTCAAGTTCAGCCGCCTTCTTCTGGATGTCAGCGCGGATTGCTTCCATCTGAACCTGAGACAGCATCTCTTCCGGTGTCGGCTGCGGTGGTGCAGGCGGCGGAGGAGGAGGCATCATGGCCGGGTCTTTGAAGAACACGGTCGGGTCTTTAAAGCCAGCCAGCGCCATCATCTGAGCCAGCGTATTATAGTAACCTTGCATGTCCGCCAATGGAGCGCCCATCTGCATCAGCATCTCTTGCTTGGCGGCGACTTGGCCTAAGAACGCCATCTTCTCTTCGTTGCTACCAGTCCCGATAGCGACGTTGACGACTACATCCATATTCGCGTCCCATACCCGTGGGTCAATCGGCACGAACGTATTGCGCAGACGCACCATGCGCGGAGCATCTTGGTTTTTGATGATAAGCTGCAACGACTTGCGGAACAGACCCTTCATGCCCGTCTCGGCGAAGATACGGCAGATCAGTTCGATATGTTGCGCCGCAGCAGTAATCGTGGCCGCAACAGCAGCGCGGGTCGAAGACTGAAGCGCATTCGCATCGAGGCCAGACGCGGCCTTGGAAATACCTGTGCGGTTCTCGCGCAGTTCATCCATGTATTGCAACATCGGGAAGGCTTGCTGCCCAACGAACGGCATCGTGAACGGCTGCACCATTCCCGGTGCACGCATACGAATGATGCCACCGACTTCGGTGTTCATCACGTCTTCTAGATTGACTTGGCCTTCAACAACACCCGTGCGTGGGTGGATTGACTGGGCCAAACTGTCCAGCGTGTTACGCAGGATATTCGACTTGATAAGCTGAATGTCCATCGTCACGTCGGCAATCGACATACCGAAGAATGTGTGCGGCTCTGGATCAGGGCAGAAGTCTACGAACGGAATAAAGTCGCAGGGTTCGTAGTGCAGTATCTTGTTGGCCGTGCCAGCAACGCAGACGCGGCAAAGTTCCGCGATCCCGTCGCCGTCCATGTCAACATACACATAGCCCTCGATGTAGAGGACTTTGCGGGATGTCGTATCTGTGCGGCCGGTGATTTGAACAAACGCTTGCGGGTTACGATCAAAGGCTTCTTGGTTGCCTTCAAAGTCGTCAAGCGTTTCGAAGCCAAGGTCTTGAACCTCGTCCCACTCGTAGCCCATCTTCACGAGATCGGATACAGTAACGTAGCGGCGGTGGGCTACGAACTCGGCTGTCTCAATAGAACGCGCACGGCGGTCAATCAGAAACTCTTCGGGCGGTACGGACTGGACGCACAGGCGGCCCTTCTCCGTGGTGCGGACGACAGTGCAGTCATAAGTGGGTGGCGTCTGCTGCATCATTTCGCCCATCGGCGTCATGGTCATAGTTTCGCTCATGCGAATTTCTACGTCCTTAACTTCGATATTCTCATCGGCCTGAAGAACCGAGAAGGTGGCTTCGTCCAGACCCGTGAAGTAGTGGGTCGTGACATCCTTCTCGGTATTCCACCAGACTTTCATGATACCGTTCTTACGGATCAAGGCGTCCTTGAATGTGGAGTAGCATTCATTGAATAGGTTGTTATCGCGTGTCAGGCAGTAGTTGACGTAATCCGTCGCTTGCTGCGCACTGTCAACATCTTCTGGGCCGTTCGGCGCGAACTCGACGACGTTGTTCGCCGCGAAAAATACTTTCATGATCGACGGCATCATGGCCTGTACAGTATCCCGTACATCCATAGATATAGCCTGCGACCGGCCTTCCTCTTCGTTGCCGAAAGGTTCGCCCTTATAGTATTGGCCCGCAAGCGCACGCTCCGGCGAGATCACATCGTCAATATAATCCTGCGCGTCGTCAATCTCGGCAGTGATAATATTCTGAAGTTCTTCTTCCGATACAGGGTCTTCTACCTGCTCGTCTTCCATTTCAGGTTCTTCGATAGAAACTTCCGTGCCATCGGGAAGTTCAATCTCGGTTTCCTTAGACATATCTTCGCTGTCGTCGTTTTCAGAGTTGGCGTTGGGAACACCCGTATCCTGATACATACGGTTGTTCTTAGCCATCTGATCCTTAGTCGGCTTGCGATTATTGCGATATGCCATATTTTAGCCTTACTTCTTTTTTGACTTGCCAGCTTCAGACAGAGCAATCGCTATAGCCTGTTTACGCGATTTAGCCAAGGGAGCCTTTGCGGGGCCTTTAGGGTTCACGCCAGCGTGCAATGTGCCACGCTTATATTCACCCATGACCTTGGCAATCTTCTTGTCGGCCTTAGTAGGTTTCTTCATTTCTTTTTACCCTTTGCGGTTTTCGCAGCAGCCTTAAACGCGGCCGCAGTAGGAGCGCCTTTCGTCCCCGGCTTACGCATCTTTTCGCCAGAACCAGCTTTGATCCGGGCCTTCTTGGCCGCGATGTTGCTGTATAGACCCATCTTCATTTTGACTTCCCCTTGTTTCGGGTTGATATGGCTTTGGCTTTGGACTTCGCGTCTGCTTTAGATGACGCACCCCACGCTTGCAGCGATAGGAGTAGGCGGGTTGGTTCGCCTTTCGCATTACGCTCCGGCCCCGGCATATTGCCCATACGCGCTAAGAATGATGCCCTCCGTGGATTATCCCCTGATTTAACAGGCGCTTTCAAGTTGGCCCCTTCGGTCTTCTTGAAGTGGCTACGCCCCGCTGCATTGAGGCCGCCCTTCGGATTTTGAAAACGCTTCGCAACCATGCAATCAAACCTATTTCTTTGGCGTATACGCGCCGCGCTCACTCAAGTACACAATAGCCTGATAAAGAATATCCGTACTCTCTCGTGCGTGGCCAAGAACTAAATTACACTTTGAACATAATATGCCGCGCACATCACCCGTTTCGTGGTTATGGTCTACGACACCTGATCCTCCGCCCTTATAACCTAATGCGTCAGGTATTTCTACCTTACAAATAGCGCAAGCAAAATTATGGTTGGCGAGGAGAGTTTTATACTCATCGACGCTTATACCATATCGCTTTTGGAGATTGTGAGCGCGGTTATAGTCTGGCTGGGCGTTTCTGAACCGGCGTTGGTGTTCGCGCACGCATGACTTACAGGAGCGTCTTCGGGGGTAAAAGTCATCAAGGGGCTTCTCTCTGCCGCATGTCACACAAGTCTTTGTTTCCACGGGTTCGCTCCCTACGGACGCCTATAGCCTAAAATTTGTGGAAAAGCAAAAAAATCGGGGTGGCGGCGTTTCGAATGAGATGGGAGTTGCAAATCA